CCATGCACACCGGCGAGACGCAGATCCTGAACGGGTACGGCGGCGAGATCTACCTGCCTGGCCGGCCGGCCCAGTCGGTGTCCGCGGTCGTCCTGAACGGCGGCGGGAACCTGCCGGACCTCCCGGCGCCGTGGTGGACGTTCGACGGGATCCAGACGGTCCGGGTCACGCCGGGCCACGGGATCATCAACCTGCCCGAAGCCTGGGACGACATCGGCGACTACCCGGGCACCTGGAAGGTCACCTATACCTGGGGTGACGCCGAATGTCCCGATGACGTGCGGATGGTCGCCGCGAACGCGGCCCTGTCGGTGCTGACCGCGCCGACCGCCGCCGCCGGGGTGATCGGCGAGACGATCGGCCCGTACTCCTACCGGCTCGAGCGGGGCGGCGGCGGTGTCAGCGTCGCGCTGTCCGCCGCGGACCTCGCCCTGCTGAAGGACTACCGGCTCGGCGTGGCCACGCTGCAGGCGAGGCTGCGGTAACCCGATGGCGCTGCGGATCTCGATGATATCGGCCGGCCATCCGGAGACGGGTCTGTGGTGCCCGCGGTGCCTGCTGCCAGCCCGCGTGCGGATCACGGTCTACATGATCTCCGAGGACGGCTCCAGTCCGATCTGCACGCAGGATTGGTGCACCGAATGTGACGGGGAGCCTTGATGACCGGACCGTTGCAACGAGGCACGACCGCGACCCTGATCCGGTCGGTGGTCACCGGCCGGGACCAGTACGGCAACGACATCCGGGGCACCACCGAAACGGAGGTCGGCGGGGCCGCGTTCGTGCCCGGGTCGACGTCGGAGAACACGAACGGGACCGACCAGGTCGTGGCGGACGCCGAGTGTTACCTGCCCGCTGGGACCGTCGTGACCCCCGAGGACCAGATCCGCTACCAGGGCGTCACGTACCAGGTGACCGGTGCCCCGCAGTCCTGGACGAGCCCGTTCACCGCGATGGCCGGCCCGGTACGGGTGAACCTCAAGGCCGTCACCGGCGCCGGCAGCCGCTGAGCAACCCCGGGAGGTGCCGTGGCCCGCTCGAAGATCTCGTTCGACTACGACGCCATCGGCGGCCAGATCCTGAGATCGGGCTGGATGCGCGCGCACATGGAAGCCCGGGCCGAGCGGGTCGCGGAAACCGCTCGCGGCCGGGCCCCTGTCTACTCGGGCCCGGGCCGTGACCCGTCGCGGGGCTCGTATAAGGAAGCGTTCCAGGTCGAGTCCACCACCGAGGGCGGCATCCGCCGCGACCGGGCCGCGGGGATCGTCACCAACGACGACCCGGCCGCGGCCCTGATCGAATTCGGGGCGCGCGCGCACGAGACCACGGTGCCAGATGGCAAGGGCGGCACCCGGACGATCGAGGTGCCCGCGATGCCGGGCCGGCACGTACTCCGGTCGTCGCTCGACGCCGCCGCGGGTGACGAATGACCAGCGCGGCGCTGGCTCCGTTCCCTGACGCCGAGCTGTTCCTCGTCGGGCTGTTCCAGCCGCGGTTTCCCGGCGCCCGGGTCTGCACCGAGCTTCCTGCGGACATAACCGAGACCACTGTGCATGTCACCCGGATCTCGGGGGCCGCCCGTTCCGTCCGGGTGGACCGGCCCATCGTGGACATCGACGTGTACGCCCTGGATCACGAGACGTCCGTCAGCGTCGCGCTTGCCATCGAAGCGCAGCTCAGGGCGGCACGCAATGTCGTGGCAGACACTGGCGTCCTGCTGTCCGCCGCGACAGTCAGCGGGCCGCGCTGGCTGCCCGAGCCGAACCCTGCGCTGTGGCGCCGGTCGGCCACGTATGAGCTGTACGTCCACGCCTGAATTACCCCTGGCGGGGTCTCCCGCCTTCGCAACCAAAGGAAGGTGACTCCGTGTCGGACACGCGCAACGAGGATCTCACTTATGCGGCAGGCGATGTCGTCGCCTACGTCTCCCCGCTCGGTACGGCCGCGCCGACCGGGTTCGAGGCGCTGGCCGCGCCGTGGATCTGCCTCGGCTGGCTCATGGTCGCCGGGTACATCTTCAAGCTGGGTGAGACGACCAAGGAGATCCCCGCCGCGGGGACGCTCGGCCCGATCCGCACGATCATCTCGGCCCGGACCCGGACCTTCCAGGCGACGTACCTGGAGGCCGTCAACCCGATGGTGATGGCCCTGTACGACGACGTGCCCCTGTCGGCCGTACTGCCTGCGTCGGGGCAGACGCAGGCGATCTACACGCTGCCCGAGGTGCCGACCGACAACCGGTACGCGTGGGTGTTCGACACCATCGACGGCGACAAGATGATCCGGAACTTCTCCCCCAACGGGAAGGTCACCGCCCGCGGCGATGACCAGGCGCAGCAGGGCGATGTCACGTCGCTGCAGATGACGACCACGCTGTACCCGGACCAGATCGGATCCGTCCGGGGCACGCTGAAAAAGTACGTCCAGTACGGCGCCGCGCCGCTGACCGCGTTCACGAGCTAGGAGCACGCATGAGCAATGAGGATCCGGCGCTGCCGGAGGAAGCCGGCGAGCCGGAGGAGCCTGTCGACCTCGACCTCGACGCCGAGGATGTCCTGCTCCGCGAAGCGATCGGCCAGCCAATGACCGTCCGGCTGGGCGGAGAGGTCATCACCGTCCCGCGCATGGATTACTGGCCAGCCGAGGCCAGCGGCTTCGCCCTCCGGGGCGACTTCGGGACGTGGGCGGCGCTGGTCCTGACGCCGGAAGACTTCAAGGTGTACGCCGCGGTAAAGCTGCGTAACTACCAGGTCGCCGCGATCTTCAACCGCGTCCGGCAGACAGGCGGCGTGACCCCGGGAAAATCGCCGAGCTCCAAGCCCTCATCGCGGCGCAAGCCCCCGCGCTAGAGGCCGACCTTCACCGGTACTATCACCTCGACCTGCTGGACCTGTACCGCCGGAACGGACGGCTGTCATGGCGGAAGCTGGGCGTGCTGGTCGACAGCCTGCCGCCCGAGTCGGCGACGATCACGGCGATCCGGGGGTCGATGACGGATGAGCAGCTGGCGGAGCGCTCGGAGGGGCGCGATCCGGCGAAGGGCCGCTGGTCGAGTTCGGAGATGCTACTCGCCGCGGCTGTCGATGAGATCCGGACGCTGCAGTACCTGTACGTGTCCGCGCACTCGAAGCAGGGTCAGGCGGGCAAACCGCCGGCCCCGATGCCCCGTCCGGGTGTCAAGCGAGGCGCCCCGCGCCGCCGCAGGCCGCGACTGACTGAAGAGCAGCGGCGCATGCTGGACCCCCGGCTGCGGGTAATCGATGGCGAGGCGGCCGGCTAGAACCTCGCGGCGAGGGCGTGCAGTGCACCTCGGCCGCCACCCGCGGGTCTTGGCCACACGGGGCGGCTCACCTCGATCCACCGGGGCACCTCCCACCGGACGCAGTTCCGGTCGGCCCTGGCAGCGAACTCGGTACCGTGACGGGCGCCTAGCCACAGGAGCCACCACAGCGCGAGCGCGCAGCCTGTGACCTCCCAGAACAGTGCCTCGATCAGGAAGAAGCCCGACAGCCAGTACCAGGCCAGGTTGAACCGGGTGCGCCCGTAGCGGGCCGCGTAGACGGTCGTGCGGCGGCGGCGTGGCCTGAGCAGCAGGTACAGGCAGAACATGCTTCCCCCCGGAAGTTGCGCTTAGTGGCCATCTTAAGACGCGCCGGCACCCCTGCTGGAGAAGGCCGCCTTCTTCCCGTTCGGACCAGGGGGGTGTGCCGTGGCCGGTTCGCCGATCGGCAGTGTCAGCGTCAGCGTCGTCCCGTCCATGCAGGGATTCACCGACAAGCTCCGCGCCCAGCTGCTGCCGGAATCCGACGCGCTCGGCGCCGACATCGGCAAGCACATCGCGGACGGCATCAGTGCGTCCCTTCATGACATCCGCGTCAGCGCAACCGTCGACCTGGACACCGAGGCCGCCCGCGCCGCCCTCGACGACCTCGGGGCCAAGAGCGTTACCCCGACTGTCGGCCTGGACGATACGCGGATTGTCGCCGGGCTCGATGATCTCGGCGTCAAGCTCGACAAGCTCGTTGATCACGTCTACGACGTAGAACTCGAGCTGAACGCCGGCACTGCCGTCACCCGGCTTGACGAGATCTCGGAGAAACTCGACGAGGTCGGCGCCAGGACCGCCGCGCCGCGGCTGACACTGGATGACTCGAGTTTCAACACCAAGCTCGACGCGGCCATGGCGCGGCTGGAAGCGGCGTCCGAGTCGAACACCGGCATCCTCGGCGCGGGCATCCTCGGCGGCATCGCTGCATCCCCGGCGGCCGGCGGCCTGCTGGCCGGGGCGGTGGGGGCCGTCGGCGGCCTCGGCTTGGCCTACGAGGGCGTCTCGGGTGCACTGAAGGACTACACGGCCGAGCAGACCGCGGCCACCACTGCGACGGGCACGTCGGCGAAATCGGCGATCTCGTCGGCGTCGCAGATCCACTCGGCGACCGAAGCCGTGTCGAAGGCGGAAACCCAGGCGGCCCACGACGCGGTCACCTCCGCGGAGTCGATCAAGAACGCTCATGAGGCGGTCGCGCAGGCCGTCTCCCAGGCGGCGAGTAACCAGATCGGCGCCGAGCAGCAGCTGGCCAACGCCCAGTACGCCGAGAAGCAGGCGCAGCAGGAACTGACGGACGCCCGGCAGCAGGCGATCCTGACCCTGCAGCAGCTCCACGACGCCGAGGCCGACACCACCCTGGGCGCCCAGCAGGCCCAGCTCGACCTGGAGCAGGCCAAGCTCAACGCGCAGACGACCGACGCGTCATCGACGGCTACTGAGCTGCAGAAGCAGCAGGCTGACCTGTCCGTCGCCGAAGCGCAGCAGCGGCTGAAGGAAGCTCTCGAAGCCAAGACGAACGCGGCCAGCGCATCGAACAAGGCCGATAAAGAGGGCGTCGACGGGATGCCGGCCGTCGTCGCGGCACAGCACAACCTGCAGCAGGCCCACCAGTCCGTCGCGGATGCGCAGCGGAACCTGGCGAACGTCGAGCAGCAGGGCGCGCAGGCCATCGCGAAGGCGCAGCAGTCCCTCGCGGACGCGGTGCGGAACGCCTCCTGGCAGCAGCAGTCCGACTCCCAGAGTGTCGCCGACGCCCAGTACAGCCTGAAGACCGCCTATGACGAGGCGACAGCCGGCGGGACGACGGCAGCTACCGCGGCGACCAAGTACGCGGATGCGCTGGCGAAGCTGTCCCCCGCCGGCAAGGAACTCGTCAAGGATTTCATCAGCCTCCACGACATGCTCAGCCCGCTCGAGGGCGCCGC